CAATATCTGTTCCGCCCCCCGGTGGAAATGGTATAATCATTTTTACAGAATTTTTATCTGAATTAAATAACTGGGCTGAACATAAAGATGATATTGTAAGTAAAAATATTGTTATAAATTTTTTCATATGTCGGTTACATAAAAGTATTTTGACGAGGTTACCTCATATACTTGAGGACCCGTGGAAGATTTTTTTGTTAGAAATCTATCGTCAATCATATTTACCCTAGTAACAACATTGTGAAAATATTTCTCTCTAATAGTAGACAATTCCGGATGTTCATAAAACCAAAAGAATTTATCTGTTCTACTAGCACTATTTGGTTTGTCCGCTTGAAATCGATTATCCCAATTACTATATAATAAACTCCTAGACAAATCATTTTGAAACTGGTTAACTATGACTTTTTCTTCAGGTGGCCTAGTTGTAATATTCCATAGAAATTTTTGCTTATCAGGATTTGCTTTATAATATAACGCTAATTGATATGCCTGTTCAAAAGGTAGTATAGGGAAATCAGGCGTCCAATAAAAACACTCAGTATTTTCTGAATCAATGTTTCCACGTCCAGCCTGATCCAAACATACATCAGTAAAAAACATATAAATCTTTTGTTTATGAGTAAACAATAATGGTTTATCTATGCCATATATATGCGATACTTTTTTACTGTTAAAATACAGATTACTATCAGACATTACACTGTTTAGTAAAATACCACCACCCCTTACAAAATTCAATTTTTCAAAAATTTCATCAACATTTAACGTATCAATTGATTCAGTGTAATCTTTAATTGTTATTTTAACGTTTGGTTTGTTTTTTGCCATCCATTCAAGTATCGGTTTAATAGCATAATTCCATTCACTCCAGTAGTTTCTTGCTGAGGTATCACTACTGTTCGGGGAATAGAACATACCATCCATTAATGTTTTGGGCCACTTTACACAAACCTCATCTAGTTTGATGTCATTATCAACAAAGGTGCGTAGTATGTTGTGGCTATCTGCGCCACCACTATAATACAATATCAAATAATCATATGTATCCCTGAGTTGTTGCGCTCTATCTCTATACAACTCATTAAGTGAACGTTTGCCTAACTGAGACCGATCAAAGTTATTCCACACGTTATTGTGATAATGAAAATTTATTGGAAAGGTAGTTGGGGATGCACTTACTAATGCATCATATTTGTTCAAATATTTTTGATCATTAACTGTCCAATAGCCATATTTCTCTGTTTGAATCATACCTAATAGGAGGTCTATTCAAATATTTTAGGGCCGATGGTAATTCCAACTGCTTCGTTGTATGCATTTCTTATATCCCAGTATGGAGTAAGATCAGGATCTACGTCATATTCGTCAAAATCTTCACGACTGGCCCAAACTCCCTCATAAAACATTTGCAATCCATCTTCGCTAAATGAAACGTTATATGAAATATGCTTACCCGAATCTATATATGTTTGAAGTTTTAATTTAAATTCTGTAGATGATAGTATATTACCATGCCATGGTATATCTACTGATGGTCTTGTATATTGTCTTTTAATTTTAATCATTAACTTACCTCCTGTTATCAATTATTTATCAAAGTTCTAGTTTTCATGGGATTGGCTTCATCTTTGGGGCCTGAATCACTGTCTGGATGAAATACCATAACAGATAAAGAGTCATCGGTTGTCTTAAATCTATGTATGGTGTGTCTAGGTAAATTATATACCTGTCCGGGAATTAAAGGTATTTCTGAATCTTTTAAAGAACATACTCCTTGTCCACTTAATATAAGTATGATACGAACACTAGGGTGCGTATGAAAAGTTTGGTCTGTATTTTTTGGAATAAACAAATAGTTAACGCACGGATCACCGTTTCGTGGAGGATCAATTATATTACTATTACTACAACCATCAATATAACTTAAATGTCCAGGAGTATTTACATTATTCAATATAGTAGCTTTGTCATCAAGACCATTAAATCCCGTGGCATGTATAATAACAATTTTTCCAGTATTATCCATTTTTGATAAGGTAATTTTTTTACGTGTAGTTACTGCAAAACACCCAGAGATCGAAAAGTCGTCAGTATTACATTTTGCATGTGTGGCCATAATAAATTTACAATGACTTGTTTCACTAATGGTATCAATGGCGTCTGATTGATTAGTTACCGATAATATAGTCCTATCAGATATATAAATTGTTTCATTGGTTTTAATTATATTCATTTTAAATAATCTCGGTGTATCTTAACAATATCTCCTATTCCACTAGACCAATTAGTAATATTAGTCCCGTAAGAATGCAAATGGTCAAATAGTAATTTCCAATAATATTGATTTTCAAAATTTAAAGTTTTTATGGGGGATAACAAATTTAATCGATCTTTAATATTTTGTAAAAAATTAGTCTTAGGATCGTAACGATACTTTCCATTTGATATTAATTCAGTACTATTTAGTATATGATACCATAGATTAAAATCTGTACTAAAGAAATTACCCTCACCTTTTTTCTTATAATACTCAAGGCTAAGGTTATATGAAATCTCGCTTAAATGCATAGGTACATATAGATAATTAGGGTCATAATAGGTTATTTTTTCATTAAAAAGTTTTGAATACTTTACATCATTGGTTTTTTCAATATCACCTTCACCTATTACAATATAATAATCGTCAGGTACATGTTTTATTAAATACGGAACTGATGCATATGTTGGAAAACAAATTTTATGTATATTAAAATTATCAATACTTATGTTACTAAGTAGTTCATTGAATTTAATTGTAATCACATTTAGTTTAGTGTTGTATTTTTCAGCTATTTTTCTTACCAACAATAAATCTAATTCGTTTACATCTAATATATGAAGAAAATAATATTCTGTGGATATTTTTTGGTTATAAAGAGACCTGGCAATAAGTTCACTATCTATCCCTGACAAAAATAAAGCAACAGTATTGCAGTTATTATTGATAATTGTATTTTTTAAATTGTTACAAGCTTGATCAATTGCATCAATAAAATCAATTGTGGTTATATCATCAATACCGTCTAACGAGTAACTAAATTCAAAAGAGACTGGATTAAAATTATAAATTCTTTTCATAATTTTTAATTATATTATCTGATTGATACACCGTATTGATATCTAAATTTTTATAAATTTTTAAATCACCACTTAATGAACCACTTCGTTGTCTTAAATATACAATATTTTTTAAACTTTGTCTTTTAGTTTTTTGCATATAAAAATCAGTTCCAATAAAATTACTTACTAACTTTTTAGCAGTAAATTTATACGAATCCCAAGACCCGTAATTTTTAGGCTCATCTGAATACATTGACCACAATTGAAATTCATCTGAACTAAAGAAAGGAAAGTAGTCTTTTTCAATCCAGTCAGTATCAACCTCTGTAGCTATCCTACTAAACAGGAATACTCTATAATAAACATAAATCCATTTCCATGTAAAATTGTACCACCAAAATACATCCCACATTGTATGATCTGTCCGGGGACACGATTCTAAATTTTTAATAAAAACACTTGTCCAAAAATGCGCCGCATTGGCATTAACTTTTTTACCTTCTGTTATAAACTTAAATAACAAATTGTAATTTAATGGGCAAGATAGACTATTGCTGCCGGCAAACATTTCATAACTTTGTTGTATATCGGCGCCAAATAATTGATCATTTAGCTCACCGGATACATATATCATTTTAGTAATGTCTGTATCATTGTAACTGAAGTCACTGTTTACTACATTAAAGTGAGGACGTATAAAAGAATACCACATCTCAGGATTTTCATCAATACTTTGCTTGTTCATAATTATATTAATTCTTTTTTTTGCTTTGTCCACACCTAAAAGTTTAATAAAAGAACACAATACTACACTAGAATCTATTCCACCACTGTACATTAGGTATATTGGTTTATCTATTTGAATCTGTCTATCTAATATTTGTTGAGTTTTTAATAAAGCACATTCTTCATAACTATATGATTGATTATTACTAACAGGTATATTAAATCTGTCAGGCACATATGTATTAATAGGAAATTTAAATACCCGCGACCTATCGTTTAATCCAATATTTTTATCACCAATAATTTTAAATAATTGTTTCCAGTATTCAGACTCTGAAAATTTATTAGCCTGATCAATAAATTGCCGACTTTGATATGCTATTAATTCCATATACGTAATCTTTCTGCAAATTCATGAATCATCATTTCCAATTTTTCTACATCGTTCTCTAATATTATTTGCTCAGTATAACAATCAACAACCGATTGCACCTTAATTAATAAACCTTTGTAACTATTAATTTTAATCTCAATATCTTTTATTGCCTCATGTCTTGGTAATTTCCTATACTCCAAGTATTCTGTTAAATATTTTTCTTCATTACCAGCAAGCATAGATTCGAACAAATGCGGAATATACGGATTTATAAAATATGAACAATGCGATATTGGAGTAGCCACAAGATTATACAAATGTTCTATTACTGATTTTTTTGTAAATGTTAATTCTTTTTTTTGAATGATTGCTGTATTTACTTCAATGTTATCTAATACAGTTATTATTCTGTTTTTATAAAGTATACACATATTTTTAATATTGTGGTCGGTAATTGTATCATAAAAGGTACTATGTATGCCTGCCTTAAAAATTGTCAATACTTCTACATCTATTATGGCGTTTTTGATCGCAGTGGCAACTTTGGAATCTTCAGTTTGTGATAGGATTAGGCTAGTCTTTATATCTACAATGATATGTTTCATAAATCTATTTATATTAAAAATTTTAAGGTAGATAAAAATATAAAATTAAATTAAATTATTAAAACTTTTTTTAGATAGAGATTTGGCAATTTCACTGAAGGAAGGGAAACCGTCAAATTTTGTTTGTATTATTATTCTAGGTTTATCTCCAATACACTTAAAACTATGATAGGTATCTACATCTAACGCATACACGTCTCCAATTTCATTATGTAATTCTTCTATAAATGGAACATTTTCATATGCATATATGTCGGTATTTCTACTCTTACCCAAATTGGTTGAGTATTTGAGGGTTGATATACTATTAATATAATCTTCATCATACCAGCGTACCCAATCATCAAAATTACATGATATGGCAATATTTAATGCACTTTGGCATTTAAAGCCATCTTTATGAATTCTATACCCATGGCCAGGATCTGAATAAAACGCTTTTTGTATACGCCCGATTTCTGAACATTGTATTTTCAATTCTGTATTAATAAACAATTTTAAAAATTCATTGTTGAGATACTCATCAAAATGGATCCATTGGTACGGTATATTTGGTTGTTTTCTTTTTAATATTTCAATTAAAAAGAAGTCAATAGTCTCCTTAGGCAATTTACCCAATTTTAGATATTTCATTTTTTTCTATCATTTCTACTATTTTAGGAAATACAGATTTCCAATCTGTGTTTCTAGTGCCATCAAGATAGTTCATAAATTTTAAAAATTCTTTGATGCTATCAGGTTTATGAAATTCATCACCCGTATGATTTTTTAAATATGTTATAATCATATCTGCTTTTACAGAGTTGTGTTTATTCTCAATATAATACTTTATTAAATCTTGCTTTGATTGATCTGATAATGACGATACAGACAACCGTTCCGGGCCTTCTAAAAATCTTAGATGAAAGTCTACACCAATTGACTTGCACCATTCTTCACTTTCAATAATACTATAGCAAGTTGGAATTTGAAAGCATGTACTGACTGACATTAATTTTATTTTGTTGTTAGAATCAATTTGATATTGTTTTAATTTGTTAATATTAGTTTGAAACTTTTCCCACTTGCCACCAAATCGTATCAACTCATATTGATCTCCTATTGCATCCATACTAGCACGAATATGCACTTTCTTAAAATGACTCCAACGTTGTGCTATCTTATCATTAATAGCACTAGCATTTGTATCATATTCTAACCATATATTTTTAGCATACCCCGATTCAATTAATTTATCAAGCATAATATCGTGTGCAGGAGTGACCATTGGTTCCCCACCTGTAATATAGATATGCTTTAAATGCGGCATCATTTCTTCAAATTTGGGCCACCATCTAGGATCTTCAAACCATTGTAATTCCGGTGGCTCTATCCATTTATTTGTTGTTAAATTTTTGGTAACAGTTATCTTAGTTCCGTGCCCAAATGAGTTAGTATTAAAATAATCAAAATGTTCCTCGTACCATAAATTACTAAACACCGGACTACACATTACGCATTTTTGATTACATAAATTACCAAACCGAATATCTAACGAATTGGGCATCCAATCTACATTGCCCTGCTCATCTATTTTATTTTTTGAATAATTAGATTCAGAAACAACATCATTATTTTCAATATTCATCAAATAAAGTCTACGACTTTTATTTTTATGTTCCCTGTCATGATTTGTGATTATTTCTCTATTTTCACAACAATCGCAATGAGGGCTCCATTTATCAGGATTATTAGTATTAAATAATCTCACCTGACGATGTTTATCGCTATTCATAATATCGTTGATACTATGGGTTAGTATATGCATAATATTGCCATCTTTATCTCTGGCTCTCTGCATATCTAAACTTTTATCTGAATTTGTACCAATTGAACATAATCTGATATAACCATCAGGTAAAATATGCATTCCGTTCCAAACTGTTTTACAAAACATAAATTTCCCTATTATTTATTTAAATCAAATACCATTAATATTAAGTCTTGAGAACTGTTATTATGGTATTTGTGTATTTGCCTATGATCAAAATGATAAAGATAGCCTGGTCTAACCGGAAATATAGTATCATTTATTATTTGTATCATTTCATCATTACCTGTATAATAAAATTGATAACGATTTATGGTATCCCAATACGGACCATCAGTATCACAATGTGAATATATTTGCTTTTTTGTACCTAGACAAGTTACATATGCTCTTGTTATAATCTTAGAATCTGTTGGATCTATGATTTTTTTTAATCTATCTAACAATAAAAATGTTTCTACAAATTTATCTTTATCTGATTTTATCAAACCTTTTGTGTCCCTGATAAGATGTGATGATATGCATTCTCTTAGTGGCCCGGTTTTAATATACACGGGATTATACGAATGTGCGGTAAATATATTTTTATTTTTTAATATTTCATTATAGCTATTTTCATATCCCTCAACTGTTTCTAACAAGGTTGTAATATTTGGTTTTAAATAATACCCCCTGTGAGTATTCCAAGTATCTTCAATATTTTGTATATTCATACTTGTATTTAACAATGATAAATATAATTTAATATAATATGTTAATCAAAACTTTATTTAAAATCCCAGATGCCGTTTTTAATCCTGCCGCAGAAGAAATTGCGACTATTGATTGGATCAATTTTAATATTGATTCTGTTCGTGGTAATCGGCCGGAATTTAAAAATTGCCTTACTATACCAATTCGCGGGGTTCGCGGGGTCAATTTAAGAGAAAATTGTAATAGAAGTCATGCAGAAAATTTAACTATAACTGAATGTTATGATAAACCTAAATTTATTGTAATATATCCTTCAACCTTTACTTTAGCTGAATGGATAAGCAAAGAATTAGGTGGGCTTGTGTTAGGAAAAATAATGATAGTTAACTTGTTACCGCATGGTAAAATACCTATACATTGTGATTCAATGAGCCCCGGGGATTATTCTACTGTGTATTCACGATTTCATATACCATTTAAAACTAATGAGAAGGTTCTTTTTTACGGGGATGATAGTTATGATTTTCCTGAACATGTACCATACGGTATGCTAAGCCAATTGAATAATATGGCGCAACACCGGGTAGAAAATCACAGCGAAGAGGGACGAGTTCATGTTATAATAGATGTTGCATTACCCGGTGGTAATTACATATTTTAGACTTTTAAATTATACGAAATTATAATTCTTTTGGTATCAGCTTTGATAAAATCTACCCAATGAGCATGATGAGTATTTAATATTACAACATCTCTGTCATTCATTTGATATTGATAAGAAGGAATATCTTTGGTTCTTTTCTTATCTTTTGATTCACTAACATTAGTTATTGCGTTTGATGAGTTTTTTAAACCTATATTAAGTGCATATTCTCTTAAATCCACATGTGGTGTTACTGATCTTTGACATTCTATTAATCTTACAAATCTGGGTTCAAATGATGCGGTATTGATAAAATGTTCAACAAGTACAGAATTTATGTTTTCATGTTTAATAGTGTTTTTTAATATAGTTAAATTGTCGCAAATATTAATACATTCGTCAGTAAAGAATTTCCAAAAAGTATGACTTGTATTTACTCCGCTAGGGTATATTTGAAAGCAAGGATAAGTTATATTCTTGACTGGATAATGCTCACCATCCGGACCGACTGTTTCATCAACAATGTAATTGTTCATTTTACTTAAAACTGATTCAACATCCCAATCGACTTTAAAATCTTTTCCTAAATGACAAAATAAATCATTTTTATTCATAGCAAAACTTTAAAAATGTTACATGGGTCCCATTCCCACCGTTTACCACTTACACCTTTACCAAAATCATATGACGCAGGTGCATGATGATGATTGTTGTGCCATCCTTGTCCCCATGCTAGATACCCTAATATAATATTATTTTGTGAATTATCTTTGGTTTCAAAATTTCTATATCCAAACCAACCTTTAACATGACCAAACACATTAACTAAATTATCTTGTGTAGATCCAATTAATGTTACCAACCAAAATGCAGTTAATGCTAACTTCCAGTCAAACATTGCAACTAATGCAGGAACTGTCCATAGTATTTTAATACTATGTTTGTGGAAGAATACATGATTTGGTTTTCTTAACAAGTCAACTGCATATTTTAAACCAATGGGGTTATCTTTCTCAGTAACTTTAAAGTACCATCCCACAAACGCAGTTTTCTTATCATATGTAATTGGGCTATGCAAGTCTTTTACAGTGTCGCTATGTGGATGATGGTATCCTCTATGCATTGCCGCCCAAAATATACTTCCACCTTGACCTGCAAATGTAGCAAAGAATAGAATAATATTCTCTTTCCATCTAGGTAAGTGATATGTTCTATGACTGAATACTCTATGATATCCTACAGCGATTCCCAAACCGCAAACTAATACCCACATAATGAATGTTGCAATAAGATAGTATGGAGGTATAACACCAACTACAAGTAGTCCAATTGTAAGTAGCCCAAATATCCATGCAGGAACAAATTGAAACCAAAATGATTTGGATATTGTTTGTAGATAATTCATAAATTTCCTCCAATTGGTAATATATTCCTATATTCTTGTTTTAAATAATTACATCTTACAATTGAATCTTCTGGTAATAGTAGTCTCTTATATAGCAATTCCCATGCATTTACATAAAAACATTTATTTTTTGATGGTACAATGAATTCATCAAAATATCCATAACGCTCATTGTTATATTTACTCCAATGGAATCTTCTTAAAAGTCTAGTATGTCTGCTATGAGTCAATGTATAAAACTTTAATCTTCCATTACTTTCGTTGTATTTTATAACTTCATCTAATACTTCTTTTAATAAATTATTATCGCCGGAGCTTCTATATAAAGTATAAAACCAACTTGGTTCTTCTACACTTTCATAAAATGATATTAATGCTTTTACTATTCCATCTTTCACATAGCCAAACGCATGATAATTATTCAAATCACTCAAATAGTTAGCACAAAATATATCATAAGTTAGTGCATTTAACCCGGTATTTTCTACTTGATATACCTTATCACTATCAATTCCCATATATTTTGAATGTTTAAAAATATCTCTAACAGCAAGTGCATGTTTACTTGTTAATTTAACAACCGACATAGTTTTCCCCAAATAATTGTGCGTACAAATCATCTATAAAGATTCCGTCTAAACTAGATTCTAATCTTTTGGTATGACTTAAATATAATGAATTGTAGGTTTCTCCGTTAAAACCCATCAATTTTTCATAACCGTGTGTTTTTACTTTATCTAAGATATCAGGCATTAATTCTTTAAGAATATCATTCTTAGAACTTACACTAGATGTTTTATAATTATATCGTTCCGTAATTAGCCATTGTATTTTAGGGTGCTCTAAGTAATATCCCATCATTTCGGGAGTATAGCTAAACCATTCATTGACTAATGGAATACCATATTTTAAACTAAATCGCATTGCACTAGCATCTTCATTTTCTCTGAAACAATAATACCATTTACTGCCATTTAGAAAAGTATGTCTACGTAACATCATTTCCCCGCCCATAATTGCCGGTAATTTCATTTGACGAATATGATGATAAACCGTTAAATATGCCATTTGTCTACATTGTATATCTGCGGCAAATTCATATGCTTGACCACTATGATAAAAATCCTTTACATCAAATTCAACTGATTCCAATTTCATACCTATATCATCCGTGATACGTTGTGCTATTTGATAGTCAGAAATGTTGTAATCATTTTTAAATTTAATAAAAACAACTCTAGGGTTTACTCCAATATGCTTAAAGGCTCGCAATACTATTTCACTATCAGTGCCGCCGCTAAACATTACTACAAAATCATTGCCATATTCTTTGTGTATCAAGTCAGCAGTACGATATTGTTCTTCTAACCAATTACTTGTTTTATAGTAATCCAGGTCTATTTTACCTACATTCACTTTAAATTTATCACAAGGTGTCTCACGATTACCAAATAATATATCGCCAATTGAATACGTTAAGTGATTTTTATATGTGAAGTTCATTTCATAAGCGACATTAACTCAGCAACAGTGGATGCTTTTGCATCATCACTTACTTCATTAGCAGTAACTTCCTCATAATACACTTGTAACTCAACTACATCTAATGAGTCCAAACCTACTTCTAAAAGATTATCCGTCGGTGATAATTTAATAGTTTTTTTAAAAAGCGTTAAAACTGCATCTTCAATAAATTTAATTTTTTCTTGGTCTGTCATTTTATGGTCCTATCTAATTCTGCTACATATTGTTCAGTGTAGTATATATTCTTTTTTCCTATGGGTTTGAATTTTCTATAAATATCGGGCCATTGATTAAACATTGCAGGTCTTTTGCCTTCATTTGCCCGTACAAACCATTGATATATTGCACTATTATGTGAGTCTGCTGTGATATACAAATGGTCGTACTGCACCGTATTTTCAATAATTTTTGGAAGAATAAATTCTCCCATGCAGTATTTAGTTCGATATTTTGGATTAATATAGGCCCTAGTTAATGCGAGTGCTATTGTTTGATCTAAGTCATACTCATTGTATCCAGCACTACATACATACTCGCCTTCATCTTCTAGCACGTAGTAACATCCACGATTGTATCTTCCGTGTACATCATTCAATATATAAAAAATATTGGCAGGATCATTTTTGTAATCAGGATGATAATTTTTGATAATATCATTATCTGTTATCTTAGAAAGAGAAACCTCTAACAAGTTCATTACAAACTTATTAGAGGAATCATGTAGCTCATTCAATAACATTAAATAGTTTCGTAATCAACTTTAAAGCCGCCGCATTCTGGGCAGGGAAAATCTTCTGGTAGATCATCCCATTTTCCTTCTGTTTCTTCATCATGTACATGTCCGCAAATTACGCATATATGATCCATCATTCTGCTCCCTTTGTTAGTTCATCTAATTTTTGTTGATATGCTTCTGCATGACGCTTCTCTACTTTAGCAAGTGCGGCAAAACGCTTTTCGGCTTTATTTAGTATTGTTTGGAATTCACTAGCATGACGCTGTGATTCTTCAATCTGATGTTGTGCTTCTTTTGCCGCAAGTAAATTACCTTCAAATTCTGCAATCTCACGGAACTCAGGGTACATAACCTGATACTCATAAGTCTCACCTTCAATTGCCATCTCTAAACATTGTTTAGTATCTGGCTTCTTAATAAGCAATTCTAAATGACCCCAGGCATGTAATAGCTCTTGGTCTGCTGTATGCTCAAAATGTTTTGCAATATCCTCATATCCTTCAGCACGTGCTATTTTTGCAAAATATTTATATTTTACATGTGCTTGGCTTTCGCCGGCTAGTGCCCCTTGTAGGCTAGTTATAGTTTCTGACATAGTTTCTCCTTTGTGTGTAAATCATTCATCAGTGGATTTTAATCCATTACTGTGTTTATCTGTTGTTTTTTCAATATCCTGAAATAAACGTTTCTCTTGTGCTGTTAGTTTATCTTTATGTGACCTACGTGGGTTGCCACATATATAACATTCTTTATTACCACAATCCATTACATGATGTTTTGTTAACCTGTGTGGTTCTTTTACTACTTTATCTTTAGTAGTTAACCCGTGTGCTTTTGCTATCTTAACTTGTTTCTTAACTGCTGTTTCGTCCCGATATCGGCGTTGTGAGTTTAAAAATTTTGCTAATTCATTGGCCATTATATCTCTTTCTATAATCTTCTACTGCGGCTTTGATGGCGTCTTCGGCAAGGATACTACAGTGGATTTTAACTGGGGGGAGGCTGAGTTCGTCGGCAATATGGGAGTTTTTAATGGATGTTGCTTCATCCAATGTTTTACCCTTGACCCAGTCTGTGACAAGGCTTGAAGAAGCAATTGCCGACCCACACCCATATGTTTTAAATTTGGCATCTGTTATTATTCCTGTTTCTTTATTTACTTTTATTTGGAGCCGCATCACATCACCGCATGCCGGGGCACCTACCATACCTGTACCTATATCATCTTCATCTTTACTAAAACTTCCCACATTTCGTGGGTTTTCATAGTGGTCAATTACTTGTGCGCTATAAGCCATATATTAATCCTTTTTGAACATCGTCAAAATCTTTGTTTGAATGTTCTTTGCGAATTCAGGCTGTGGGAAATTCCAACCAATAAAAGCACCCAGTGCTAACCAAAATAATGTTTCTAACATGATATATACTCCTTGTATGTATTGTATTTAGTATTCTTCTTTATCATCAATTACAATCCAGCCTAATTTTAACAAATCTTCTCGTATCTCATCAGTTACACAACTTTCTGGGACAAACTTTTTACCTTGTATATATCCTTCTTGTTGTTCTTTTGTAAGTGCTTGATATTCATCATCATCTAGTATCTTACTATCTTTAATACCACTACAGTACCAATCAATGTAGTCACCCTTCTCTTGCATATCAGCAATAATACCACCGGCATGTCTCCAACTACAACTCCATTTTTTCTCAGTTAATATAGGCCATACATCATTTTTAGTAAAATCATTGTTACACATAGAAGCATAAAGATGTTGTGCGTATACATCATCAGCTTTAGTTTTATCTATAATCCATTGAGTACTACGTAAGTCATACTCCATATTATCTTTTTTCCACTCGTCAGTTTCTTCAAGTTCAAGCCGTTGTTGTTGCCATGACTTATATACTTGAATAGTTCCTTCTACATCTTCTGCCTTTGCAGTACCTAGCTCAACTTCTTCAACTAGTCTTTTAATTTGAAATGTGCCACGATTTGGACTTTTACTTATCATCTTCAACCTCTATCCAAGTATGATCGCCTAACCATTTAACTTTACATATATATTCGTAATCAATCGGCTTACCGGTTGACCAATCATTAGGTCCGTTAATACTCAATCTTGTAATCTGTTTACGTGTGTCAAACAATAACCAATAGATGTTACCATTCGATAATTGAAAATCATACTTTGCGGCATGTACCATATCAGTCAAATCAAGTCTATGCTTAATCTGTTCTGCTTGCTTCTGTAATACTTCAACTAGTTCCATGATTCTGTCATATTCTTGCTTGGCATGCAACCTTGCAACATTTAACATAATGTCTTTATGCTTCTCTACTGGTACTAAATCAAATTTAGGTCCTGAACTTTCTGTAGCGTAGGGTGTTACATTACGATTAAAGAAATGAATCAACGATCCGGAACTAGTAGAATCATAACTACTGACGCCATTAGCTGAATTAGGTTTGTCGCTCATTAGCTATTATATATCATTTTCTGATTTAACTGTAGGCTTTTGGGTAGGCTTTTTAGCCTTACTATAGAATATATGATTGCCAATTTTGGCTACTTGTTTATACGGCCACAATGGATCTACACTTAAATTATGAAAAAATAATGCTGATCTGGGAATTACATCCTTGTATTCATCGTATGCTAATACATTATAGGCTACTTGTTCTGCTTGTTTATATTTTGTACTGTTTTTATTAGGATCATTTTTACCCTCACATACCCAACTAAACTGGCATAGTTTAACTTTCTGTACTTCATCATCTACTAGTTTATCTACCTGAGATGTTTGATATATTACAGCACATGGGTTATTACCAAAACCATGTGCGATTCTATTCATTACTACACGTGCCACTGCCGCTTGCCCATTCAATGATTCACTGCCTGCTTCATAGAATATGTTTTTTGCTAAACAGTTTAATTGTTTTGGATCCACTATTTTTGCTACTTTAATTTCTTCAACAATTGTATTATTTTCTACAGGTATTATTGGCCCAAAAGTAAGAACTAGAGTGACAAATATAATTGCTATTACAATTTTAATAGGTTGGCTTAAATTCATAATTTATCCTTTCTGCTTATTAAACGGTGAGGGATTTAAATATTATCCCAACAATCACAATTGCAACGAATTACTTCGTCTATTGCTTCTTGTACAGAATAAGTTGCAGGTAATAAAATGTCAGATGCATATATTACCGATAATTGAGGTGGTATTAAATTACTATACCTTGAACCAGCAAAACTTCCTGGCTCAACTGCTTCACCTACATCTATTGCCTGACCGTCACTATAATAACGTTCATCAGTTGGATTATAATATCCAGCTGGGATTGGTGATCCAATCTCAGTTGCTAATGTTGCTGGAATACTACCACCCAATGTTCCATTAGCAATTAACTCTGATTCTTGTTGTTTAGTTAATTTGTTATCTATGTTGTTATCTACTGGTATACCTGCTTCTTGTAATCTAGCCTGATTGCGAGATTCACGTAACATTGCCACAAGACTTTGCCCTCCCGCAGTATTATAATCAGCGATAGCTTCCAGTGTCTGTGAATACATATGCGGTTGTGTAAATGTAGCATAACGTGGTATAGTATCTACAAACGCATATTGTGTTGTAGGGTATGACGCTATTGTTGGTTCTCTTAAATTGTCCGGAGAACTATTAGGTACTCTAATTGGCAAACCAGTAACAATTGCACGTTGTTCTGTTGATAATATTTTACCAGTCAATTCCCAATTAGTAATTAACTGTTGTGCAGTTGCCGGTTTAGTATTTTTAATTGATAATATTTCAGCATTGGCAGCATCAATATAATCTTGAACAATACTATTAGAGAAACTTGAGCCACCCGGGGGATATGCTATTGATATTGTAGGGACGGACCCTGATGTGCCTGGAGTAAAATTCAATGTGGTAACTCTACCAAAATTTGTAATGTCAGTGTCATCAGTTCCGATAGTGGCAGTAACAGTAGCACCATTAACTGTAACTACAGGAGCGGCTGCTCCTTCACGTCCATATCCACCGCCCGGGTCAGTAAGTGTTACTCCTGTTGTAGTATATGTGCTTATACCATCATATGTATATTGAATTGTAGCAGTTGCACGTTCCCATGTTACTGCCAAATATAATTGCTTATAAATGTTAAGTAATGTAGTTGTTTGTAAATTCTTTGTTAATCCATCAATATCTATACCAAGATAAGGTAATCCACTCATACATCCTAAGAAATTACTCATGGTATACGTGCCATATGGGCCATTACCTAATGCAATTAATGCTAGTCCTTGACTTGCTAATGTAGTATCAGTTGGAACACTGGTACCACTGACACTCAAATTTTTAGTTGTTTCTAAACTATTAACTACTTGTGCAAACTTTTCAATTGGTATACTTGATATGTTTTTAATCTGTTGAATTGACGCACTAAAACAACCGGCAGCTTTGGCAATATCAGGTGGTAGTATACCATCTAAGTATGAACCAAACCCTTGCGGAATAGCTTGTATTGCTAATGTATTAGATTGTGTACCTTCAGGTGTAATTTGTTCTGTGCTAGATTGGGGAACATTTGTACTAGGGGCAGTAGTTTCATATGCATTGCTAGCAGGACCATCCATATCATTACGCTCTGATACTAATCTATTATTTTGAAAAAAACCAGCCATTATGTTACTACTCCATTTTGTTGGATTGCTGTAGGTGATCTTAGTTGACTGTTTAATCCATCATTTACATAGATAGGATAATATATTTTGCTATTAGCCGGTCCACCAACTGTATTGTATATTGGAACTGTTAATGTTGTATAACTATTAGGAAATAACTTTATTGGATTCAATAAATCAGCTAATGATTCTAATCCCACGGTCTTACAATTTAATGATACTAATACATCTTTTAAATCTTGTCCTAATATAATACCAAACGCGCCGTATATCTTACGTTCTTGTTCTTTTGTCACTGCTGATATATTTCCCAGCATCTGTTCTAACTCGGTTACATTTATATTACTAGCAATCAAAGCAAGACTTACTGATTTAGTAATAGCATTATTTTTTTGTAGTGTGGATAATAAATTACTAGGCAACCCAAATGTAGCAATAGTTTGTAAATTTATTGCTTTACCACTAGCAATTAAATCTTGCCCAAATACAGTAGTTGCTACACTTACACCAGTAATATCACCTGTTATTAAATCGTTCATATTACTATATGTACCATCTAAGAATTCTTGTGAATTGTTTACTGCTAATATAGCATCATTACTAGATTCAATAAAACTATAAGATGACATAAAGCCGGATAAGAAATCTTTATATGCACCGCTATCTGCTGATAGTCCACTATTATAATTAAATTCGTTATAACCTTGCAAAGCAAACAATCTCACATAACCCCAACGTGTTACTTCATTTGTATATGTATAGTTGCTTGCCCAATTAGGATAACCAGTCCAGTTAAATGTTGATGGTGGACTATTGCCTAACGCAGGAATACTTGTAGAACCTATAGATATTAAATTATTATAGGTTGTACTATTAATATTAGTAGCCCATCCAGGAGCTCCTCTAGCATAAGCATCATTGATAGCATATGTAAGTAATCTTAAACAAGTATCATTAACAATCTTACCTAATTGAGTAGCAGATGACGCACTGGTACTAGAACCAGTAAAGTCTATCATAATAGGGTTAATATTAAATCCAATATTTTGTAATAATGAACTTAATGTGTTAACACCTAATGGACTTTGTTTACCTGTATCGCTCATGGAACAAACACATCAGGACTACCTTGTACGATACTATGACCGCAAGTGTTTCCTGATCCTACTCTAAGTACTGGTGCACCTTCACAAAATACAGTAGGACTACCTTCAGTAGTTGATGCGTTTTTGTGCGGTGGATGAGGTTTTCTAGCCCAAGGAGCGTGTGGGGTAATCTGACTAACATGTAATCCAACTTGAATTCCATTCGCAAATACAGTACTAGCACCACGCATTATTGCGCCGCCTTCCTGATTTGTATCACCCACACGACTTAGTTTTGCCATTTTATCCCAATACGATTTTTTTACTAGGTACCTTAATGCCAGTTGTTGCTTCTAGGTACTTATCTTTTATGTTGTCATCTGTCTCTGCATACATTGCAACACTAGTAGTATTTAGTCTATATTCGCCCTTCGGATCTGCGGTAAAGATACTTGGAATCATTTGCATACCTTGTTGACTTGGTGCAATAGATACCGGTTCTTCAATCTGAATAAACTCACTACCAGCTTGAATTACTTTAGCAATAAGTTCTTCTCCTGAGTTAAGTTTAAATGTGTATACAGTGTTTGGTTGTATTGATATTTGCATTACGCTGCCTTTGTTAAAAATTGTTTAAGTTCGTTAAATCCACCGATCAATTCACCATCAATGATAATTTGTGGTACTGTTCGTGCTGATGGAATTGCTTCTAATAGTTCTTCTTTAGTGTACCCGTCTCCGATTTTCTTTTCTTCAAACGGGATTTCTCGTTGACCCAACAATGCTTTTGCTTGGTCACAATAGGGACAGTGATATTTACTCCATACGATTGCTTTCATTATTATTCTCCTTAAATATTTGGTAAGTCATCATAATCCAGTGACTCTGACATAATTCCTATTACATAGTTTGTGCTTTCCGTTTCTTGAAGTGCGGACTGCTTCTTACTCGTATCACTATGTTTATTAAACCATGGAATAGGTGTGCTTTTTGGGGCAGGACTATTATATTTAATACCAATCTCTTTCAATGCTCCTACAGCAGTATAATCAACAAAGTCTTTTAATACAGTTGAATTCAATCCAATAACTGGACCAAACTTAAATAAGTAATCAGCCCACTCTTTTTCTTCACGTATAACATCCATATAAAGCTGATAGACTTCACCTTCACATTCTGATTTAACTTGTGCAAAACGGCTGTCTTCTTTAACTACTTGATTAATAAGGTAAGCAGTCCACCCTTTATGGAGAAGTTCATCTTGGAGAATTAAACTGATAATATTGCCATTACCAATAAAGATTTTGTTCTCAACCATTGCTAACGATGTAGCAAATGATACCATAAATCGGAATGCTTCCAATGCGTAACTAGCATGTAGTGCCAGATAAATTGCTTTAATATGTTCTTTTTCATTAACATCTTCACCCAATTCTTTACGACAATTAACTTTGTGTAATGCATCATAGTAGTTACCTACACTACTTGCCATATCTACAATCTCTTTTGTATCGTGGATAGTATTGAATACATCTTTAGGCACATTATAAATGTTACGAATGATGTGGCTGTAACTACGACTGTGAATGTTGGTTTCAAAGAATGTCCAGTTGTAAATCAATGCTTCTAATTCAGGTAACGATACTACTGGAGTGAATACTTGACTTGGTGCTCGTCCTTGTAAACTGTCTAATGCTGTTTGTCTTAGTAAGTTACTAGTAAAGATATGTTTTACTGTATCGCTTGAGTCTTTGAAATCATTGGCATCTTTAGTTAATGAAATTTCTTCTGGGACCCAGAAGAAGCCACGCGCCGTTGTTTCAAAGTCGGCAATCTTTTTATACTTAACCTCTTCAAATCTTTGAATGGTTACGGGACCTTCCGGGTCCAAAAACATTTTTCTGTTCAAATAATCTGTCTTAGTGTTTAAGTTGTATTGTTGTTTACTCATAATTTACATGCTTCGCAATCTTCTTCATCCATATCATTAAAGCCACTTGGCAAATCTAATACAGTTTCATCTTGGCTCTTACTACCTGCTTTATTAATCAAGCTATAGTAGAATGTCTTTAATCCCCACATATGTGCCTGCATCAAGTTCTTAGCAATCAATGTTGTTGGAACTTTACGCTCAGGGAAATGTGCTGGGTTATAGAAAGTATTAGTGCTTATGCTTTGGTCAACGTAGGCTGCAATCACTGCCGCTGTCTTTAAGTAACCATCACAATCTTTTTGATCCCACATCAATTGATATTTGTTTTTCAATCTATGGTATTCGGGTACAACTTGTACAAAACTACCTGCTTTACTTTCTTTAACTGATATCAAACTCATTGGCATTTCAATACCATTTGTACTGTTGATAACTACTGAACTAGATTCTACAGGAGCTACAGCCATTTGTGTAGCATTACGGACACCATGACTACGCATCATAGCACGTAGTCCTTCCCAGTTTAATTCGGGAGTAAAGTTAGCTAATTCGTTAACACCTTTAGCACGTAACTCCCAGGGGAAAATGCCTTGACCATAACGTGTCTTGTCACTATGTTCACATCTTCCACGTTCTTGTGCTAGTTCTACACTTGCTTCAGTTAAGTAGAAGGATAAGTGTTCCATCCACGTCTTGACTTCAGCCAGGGCGTCTTTTTCTCCGTACTTGAAACTTCGTTTGGCGTGCCAGTAGGCAAGATTAGTGATTCCAATTCCGAGAGGTCTGATTTCATCGTTTGATAGTTTAGACTGAATGGATAGAAAGTCTTGATAGTCAAGAATGTTATTGAGGCTACGATGCAATATGCGACAAGCACGGCGCATGTCTTCTGGATTACGGAACGCACCCCAATTGATACTGCCCAATGTGCAAAGAGCGATACGACCATCGCTGTCATCCAGACGTTTAAAGGATTTAGTAGGTAAAAGAATTTCACAACATAAGTTACTCTGGTAAATTGTATGATATTCAGGATCAAATGGTCCTTGATTCATAACATTGTCAACGAACACTAGGTAGATACGACCTGTATCTGTTCGTTCTTTTAATATGCCAGACTTGAATACTTCTTCAGCCGACATTGTTTTCTTACGTAAGTCTTTACGTTTTTCATATTTTACGTAGAGTTCTTCAAACAGGGCGGTGTTTCTGTAGAACGCTTCGTACAAATCAGGCACTTCATTTGGGTCGAAAAAGGTGATCTGCTCTTTATTTTTGAAACGTCTCCAGAAGAAAGCGGACAAGACAACCCCGTAGTCCATGAAACGAACACGAGTTTCGTCAGTACCTTGATTGTTTTTAAGTACAATAAGATCATCAAACTGATGATGCCAAATTGGATAGAATACTGTAGCACTAGCATTACGGATACCTCCCTGTGAGCAACTTCTTAAATCACCGAACCATTTCTTTAAGAACGGAATCATGCCGGTGTGCATAATCTCGCCACCACGAATAGGACTACCTAACGGGCGTAATCTGCCTATCTCTAATCCAATGCCAGCACGTTTACTAGCATACTTTGCCATCATTTCACCAGAAGCGAAAATACTATCCAAGTCATCATCACTGCGAATAAGTACGCACGAACTGAATTGTTTAGTAGGGGTACCGAGACCAGCAAGGACAGGGGTAGCAAGAGTAAATAATCCATCACTTGCGGCATTGTAGTATTCCTTTATATAACGCATTCTAGCGTTGTTGGGTTCTTCACTATGAAATACAGTAGCTGCCGCTATCATATAGCGAACTTGTGGTGTTTCATACGTTTGTTTAGTAGAACGATTCTTTACTAAATATTTTTCAATCAGTTGTTCAATGGCGGCATAACTGTATTGTTCGTCCTTAGAATGGTCAAGCATGTCATCCATCTTGTTCCAATCTTCTTCACTATACCATTCTAGTAGTTCTGGTGTATATAATCCTGTAGCAACATTAGTTACTACGATATCGTACAGACGGGGAGGCTCATAGTTGCCATAAACATCTTTACGTAGCATTGATAGACGTTGTTTACCTGCTACATATTGATAGTTTGTATGTCCTACATCTGGATTATTTTCTACGTCAATTAAGTCTACAACCGCACGTAATGTAATTTCATCTATTTGATGTGTAGTGATACCATCATAGAAGTGAAGTTGTGATTTTATTTCTACCATAGAAGGGCTAACATCAGCTATCCCTACACATATTTTTGCCACTTGCGCTTGCCATTTTTCTAACATTAATGGCTCTTTTGTCCCATTTCTCTTAGTGACGTATATTTTCATGTTTTACCTTATCTTATTATTAATTGTTGTTATATCTAGTTTACTTACTATTTTAAATTCTTGTAGATTATTACTTATCACCGTGTCTGGCCAATAATTAAGTATATATTTTGCGTTGTCTACCAAGACTAATGGTACTTCGTTGTCATCAATATCCTTAGCCAAAACGTATTCTATATCAATAATGTTCATTAACAGTAGAGTATAACACATTCCTAGACCTCTAGCAAGAGTACAATAGGTGTTTTCTACCAAAAGTTCCCAAGGACCGGGCCAATTGGGTAAATCAGATGGGTGTAGATAGTGATTGATTAATGGTGTTTGTTGCCACCATTTATCTATTTCCACACATTGTTGACTTAAATCAAGTGATTTGATTTGATTGCGTAAGTTGTACCAAGATTGTAATCTATTGTCGTAAGACGATTGAAATGTATTCATTAGATAACTACTTATCTAAATTAAAATATTGTTATAGATATTTAGAAGAATTGAGCCATATTACATTGAACCATAGAAGCGCCTGCACCAAAGTCCCATGGTCCTTGATTATTACCTAAGTTTCCTGATGAGTTATTACTAGCAAAGAAAGTATAAGGTGAGGTTATAAACGCATCTCTAATATTTGCGTATTGTATATTTGCAGTATTACCAGTATTTGTTTTATAAATACCCCATTGCGATCCGGAAACGTTACATTGTATTGCTGATGGATTTCCAGGAGTACCACTGTAGGAAAAGTTAGCTACTGTAAGTGTCACACCTGCACCGACTAGAATTCTTGATCCTCCAACCGTAGTTTGTATGTCGTTTACTGTTCCACTATTTAGTATATAAAGATTACTGGCGCTGTTATTAATTATATTACCGTATGTGCCGCCATTCAAATTAGCTAATTTACCCAAACTAACAGCGGTGTTTCCTGTTGAGCCACTAACGTTAGAAAAATATATATTTGGTACAGGAAGGCCAGGCGCTGATCCTAAATTATTTGCACTTCCTGAATTCATTGATCCTCTTCCACTAGGTAATCCGGTAAGATTTATGTTTCCCGGACCATTTAAATAACCGGTACCAACTGTTCGTAATAAAGTTAATACATTACCTATATTTATAGTGACTCCGGTGTTGAGAGTTATATCGCCGGATCCGGACACAACAATAAAATTACTTACATTACCTGAATCTAAAAAGGTCATACTACCAAAGGTATTACCAAAAGTAATATTATTTATATTACTATTATTTAATGTTATAGTTCCTACAACTCCGGTTGTATTACAAGTAAGGTTGGGTGCAGGAGAGCTATCCCAACCTGTAGTTCCAGTTCCTATATTCAAACTTTGAAAATTTATAAGACTATTGGCTTGAATTGAACCAGTATAGCCTAATGTGTTTGTGTCAAACATTTTAGCTGCAATACCTGCAATATTAGCTGCTCTATTACCATACATATAAACATTAAATGCATTTTGTCTAGCGGACACATTGGTAATTCCAGAAGCATTGCCAATGCACAGGGCGCTGACTAACGGCGCACCTGTAACATAATATCCAAATTGAAATCCACCATTTCCCATAGTGGTTGCCGCATCAGTAAAAAAGTTAGTAAAAACTGGCATATCACATGTAAACCCGGCGTTTACGTCTGTCCTGCGATTTTCTATAATAATATTACCACCTTGAAAATTAAGGTATTGAGTAGATCCTGTAATAATACCACTATTAGCATAGCTTACACCAGAACCAAATTTCATTTGATATCCATTAAGATTTAATGTAGTATTTCCACCCAAAGTTAATTGGGAAGAAGTTACGGCAGTAGTAGTATTACCTATAAGGTTGGCATACAAATTAAAAGTTTTAGGATTTTGTGTGCCAACAAGATTTAATCCCCTAATATCTATAGGAGTTCCATAATAATTAATAGTTCCGGACCACAAATAAAGGCCAGAAGTACTGTTTGAAAATGTGGTACTTCCGGTAATGTTACCAGGCGCATTGGCAACATTTGAAAAATTAAGTTGATTACTTCCTATATCTACTGCTAATGCAGAAAAAGTCAATGTTCCGGTATTAACAAAAAATCCTGGACCTTGAGAAGAGGACTCGCTACCTACTCGTGATTGTGCATTTGGAAAGGCGGCAGTAAATCCTTTAAAATCTAGAGTAGCACTATTGTTAACTATTAATGGGAAAGTAGTATTAAAGGTACCAATTGCCGATTGCAGTTCAGTATATACACTGCCAATTAAAAGATTTCCAAAATAGGATCCTCCTGAATTTATTGTTGTATTGCCTGAATAATTAGCACTGGTCATTCTTATATTTAAATTAGCTTGATTATTAGCAAAGTTAACTGATGACATTACACAAGCAGTCATAAATGCAGAATTTGCAGCAACGTTGTTTAAATTTAAGTTTTTTACATGCAAGGCCCCGGTACTCGTTATGGTTGAAGCGCCGGGTCCAACAACAAAATTTGGCGGGGCACCATCGATGGTAACACCGGTACCAGTAGACGCAAATATTACTTGACGTTGTACTGATGTATCTGTATAAAAGCCGCCACCGGAATCTGAACATGTCAGTGATGATACGCTTGCCATCAATAATATATTTGCATTGGCTGCTGAATTTAACATATTAATATTACCAGTACCAAAATTAATAACTCTAACAGCGGCAGCATTACTTGAAAATACTCCGCAATTAATGTTAAAGTTATTTAAATTAATAGTGCCTGAGGTCAATGTAAAGGTGCCAGCTGTACCGGTTAAGGTCCTTAGAGTATAATTTGCCGCTAAATTCCAAGTAAGAGCGGAACCGGTTAAATTAATCGGCGGGGCGCCGCCGGTAGGTACGGCTGATATTGTGCCTCCATTAGTAATGGCTGCTACTGTTGCCGTATTAGTCCAAGTTATTGCACTAGATATATAAAAATCTCCACGAACGGTAAGAACACCGGATCCGGCAACAGTGATTGCATTTGTTGAGTTTGCATAAAAATTTAAACAACTACCCAAAGTTAGTGTAATAGTTCCGGTACCACTGCTATTATTAATGAATACGTTGTCCGCGGCGCCGGGTACCGAGGCACCAGCTGGTCCTCCTGGTGAAGCGGACCATCTTGTGGTTCCAGTTGCTGCCCATGTTCCAGTACCAAGTACCCAATATCTATCTGCCATTGTTTTTTCCTATATTCTATTTATTGTTGTATACTATTTGTTAATTTTCATAATTATTATATAGCCTGTTGTGATGGGTCAACGGTTGAAGTATCAGTAACTACATCAGTAACTACATCAGTAACTACATCAGTAACTACATCAGTTACTTCATCCGTCAAATCTTGAGATGATGCTAGCAGGGCAAGGTAATTGTCAAATCGTTGTTGTTTTATTGTGTTGATTTCTGCTTGAGTTAGTGTATCATACACTTCTTGTGTAAACCATAACGCATCCTTATAAGGAAATCCAACATCGGGTATAATTTCAAAAATTACCTGTACATTTCCATCTATTTGATTAATAATATCTTCCACTTTGATATCTCCTTTCTTATATGTTAAACAAAGTTAAAGTTTTTACAAATTAATAATATATTTATATTAAGCAAAACCAAAGTTTCTAGAAATAAGATTCCATGAAGAATCTGGACTATTATATATCCATCCCATATAATCATATTTATTACTACCAGACGTTACTGTAGGTGGTGCTAAATCTGTTGATCCATTAAAGATTGCATTAAAACTAAATGTTAAACTGTTAGTAGATTGTATTCTAAATAAAAGTTTTTGCCCATCGTACGGTGTACCTGTCGGGGCATTTATAGTCACTGTTCCGGAACCTGTATTTGTTTGTGTAGCCATATCAGTGATATCTGCGTTTATCGTAACTGATAAAGAATCTGCTATAGCTACAACTCTGGGTTTTAAGGCAGCTGAAATACCAGTAGTACTAACTACAACTACATTTGCTACACCACCAACACCCATTGTGATGTTGCCGCCGGATGTAGCAATATTAACATTACTAGTACCATTTGCGATATTGGCTCCACCACCGCCTCCTCCTCCACCTGTTGCCCAAGATAGATTGCCAGCACCATCAGTTGACAAGAATTGTCCACTAGTACCACCTGTAATTTTAATGTCGGCATTACTACCTAATGATAATACCCCACTAGCATATGTAGCAGTTGATATACCCCCAAATGCT